TATATAGCATTCATCAAGAATCCATATACAATCCTCTCTTTGAAGAGTTAGCTCTTTCTTTGCCATTCTGTGTCCTGCTACTAGAGCAAACCAAAGAATGTCTTTCTGTGCCTCAACATTATTGTCAATCTCTTCGAGTTTCAATCCACGCTCCTTAGAAACCATTTCTAAGACATAGTAAGAAATTCTAATTGGATACTTTTCCTTCTGATATGTTATGAACTCAACCATACAATTCTACTTATTTAAATGCCGTATTGATGGTAACGCTTCCGCAACCCTGCAGTTCTGCAGAGTAAGATATAGCAGATCCTTGAGCAACCTGAATAGGTGCTGAGGTAAGATATCCCCATCCACTTGCAAATGATCCGGTCGAGCCATCTAAGGTAGCAGTCCAGCTAGTGCTTGAATCAGCATTCATAAGTTTGTTCACAATCTCTATATATCCAACCTGGCTAGCGCCTTCTCCTCTGAAAAGAAGTCCATTAAGTGATATGGTATAATCAGTGCGATCTGGAATATAGATTTTGCCCCTTCCCGATCCCATAGTAGTAACTTCTATCATTTCCCTAGATGGGCTTAGCGACCAGTCGGTGGCTGTTGCAACAATAGAGCCATCTAATTTAAGATCGAGATCTGTTCCTTTTAAAGCAATTCCTGTCATAATTTATTTATTTATTTTAATTTATATATATATCCGTTCTGCTAGTAGAGAATATGGTATTTAATGGTCTTATAATAGACCTTCTTCCTAGCATCAAAATCAGGGTCAGAATCCTCTGTTAAGTAGGCATCAATACCCCAATCATTAGGATATTGAGGCAAGTAAGATTTAAGTGCATTCGCGATATTTTCAACTGCAATAATATCTTGGGAAACCGTCTGAATTGATAGGTCATATTTAGTCATAGCAGCTTTATTACCCTGAACACTCATTGTTTCCATTAAAGAATATTCAAATACCACCCAATTCTTATCTATTTGGAAGTCCTCAGGCAAATGAGGATGATACATACCTCCTGTCAAAAGTGTCATAACCGAAGGGTCCGACGAGATGAATTCTATTAAATCTGGCAAAAACATTACTTAAGTTTTTTGAGTTTCCTTTCAAGTACCTTATCAATGAAATTTCCCATTTCATCATTAGTGTAATCAACTATTGGTTCAATGGAGCTTTCAATATGAGGCTGTACCTGATTCTTTCCTATTATTTGTCCCCTGTTTTGTCCCTTCTTTGTAGTTCTGACCTTTGTACCCCTATCAGCCCAGTTTAACTTGTATCCTTTTGTAGTAACTCCTGCCATTACTGAGAGCTTATTGGCTGGATTGGATATTACTTTTAGTGAGCTTTCTGTCTCCTGAGAATAATTAAGTTTTGACTTAAGTGGTTTAACTATATACTCCCTGCCAGCCTTAGACATAAATGATTTAAGGATCTTGGCCTGCAAATCATTAGGGAGACATTCAAGGGCCTCCATTAACTGTGACACTTTCAGTTTAAATGTATTATCTTCCATATTACTCCCCGTAGTAATGTTCTGCTATAATCTTTATTGAGTGTCTTGGTTCAGGTTCTATAACTTCAATTATTCTGTAATACTCACCATTGTACTTTATCCGAAACTTGTTATTTATCTCCTTGCTACGCGAATTATATCTAATTGTAAATTCGGTAGAGTATACCAATCCCTCACTTTCATCAAAGGTTGCACTGGCTGACCTAACATAGACATTAGCCCAGGTCTCCATATAATCAGTGTAAGACAATGTAGGCGACATTACTGAGGTACTATTAGTAACACCTTTCTCTATCAGGATTTTCTTATTTAAAAGTGCTGAAATCATAGCTACCATCTGATTGCTTTGTAAGGCATTAACATCCTTTCAACAATCTCATTCTTTTTATTGCTGCCGAGTGTATATGAGCTTCTTTCTACATCATATAAATCTCCACATTTAATAAGAATCGCCTGTTTTATCTCTTCTGGGCATTCTCCTGTTTCATAGCCTGACGTAAACTCAATTGTCATAGTGTTATCTGCCCCACCTATGTAATGATCCCAATCAAGAGTGAAATAATCTCTGAAGGTTTTAAGATCATAGTCATTGTACAATGTTCCGTTAATGGACACATCGGAAACTGAAAGCAGATTTCCCTCATCCACCCTCAGATAGGAATCATAGAAGTCATAAAGTGTATAAATGTTAGAGGTATAAGCTATATCCTTATCAATAAAATTTTCACAGAATCTTGTTGCTGATTTGATTATCGCATTTTCGATATAAGCATCATCCTCAAAATAGTCAGCATCAATTCTTAGATGCCTTTTAGCTTCATCGAGCGTAATAGGGAAAATACTTTTTGCCTTGCTTATTTTCATCTCAAAGGATTTATTTTTAATAAGAAAGGAGAGAGTTTTTTACTCTCTCCTTCTATATATTCATCACTTGAGATTAAGCAATAGAAACGTCTTTAATCCATTTGAATGCTCTGTAATTTACAATACCTGAATCGGCCATTGTATCAGCAACTACCTCGATTTTACCCTCTTTTGCATAGGTGAATGGGTTAAAAGTAAATTCTACTTCACCAAACTGAGCTACAGCTGATTCAGAGAAGTCTCCATAAAAAAGCTGTTCAGAAGTAACACTACCAACACCATTTACTGCTGTAGTTCCAGTATAAGGAGTTCCATAAGCAGGAATACCATCAATGCTACCAACATATGGATTTCCGTTCCAAACGGGACCAGCAACAGATGCAATAGTAGGAAGGCCTTTTAAGTATCCAGCAACCTTAGGAGAGGTTACAAAAGCAGGAGCTTTAGGAGCTGCTGAAATACCTGCTTCAAGATTGTAAATATCAGTAGCGGCAAGAGTTGAACCAGCTATCGTAGTTGAAGCATCATTAGCATCAACAAGGAAGTTATACATAAGGTCTGTTGCAATCCTTCTCCAAAGAGCATCTTCAAGCTCAGTCATTACGTCAGCTATAATCTGATCATTGACATTAGCAACAAATTCTTTTGTATACGTGGTGTTGATTGAACACCTTCTTGGAGCTAAGGTTAACATTGCAGGAGCAAGGTTAAGAGATACGTCAGTCGTATTTTCACCAGGGAATGTAGCATTTCCTGATGCTGCTGAAGTAAGAGTAATCTGTCCTTTAACTCCGGTGTAAACTTTTGTTCCGAGGCTTTGTAGGAATGACTTAGCATCCTGCTTCACCATAGAAATACCTCCAAGTTGAGTATTCTGCTGGGTTATAGTATTGCTAAGAAGAGGCTCAGCCCTGAATTCACCAAGAGATGCTTTGAATGAAGCCATTTGCCCCCTTGAAGCAGATTCCATTGCTTCAGCGAATCTCTCAGATAGGGATTTCTTCTCTTCCTTAACTTCAAAGTTTACAATGCTTCTTTTATTAAGTTCCTCTTGCCTCTCAAGCATAGAGATTTTCTCATCAATGCCCTTAACTTCAGCATCAAGATCATTCCATAGCTTGGTCTCAGCTTCGTCTTTGCTTCTGTTTTCCTCCATTACCCTTTTAACAAGATCTTCCATTTGTTCGATCTTCTTTGATCTTTCTATTTTAAGATCATTTACAGTTTTCATAATTATTATCGGTTATTTTTAAGTTTTAAAATCTTTACCATATCCTCGTATGGTTCTTTATATATTGTTTGGGATTTATCCTCGAAATAATCATTTAGTCCTCTTACCACTGAGATTTCAGTTTCAGGATAAGCTGCGTGAGTTACAGTGCTCAAGTCGATCAATTTCTGAATTCTCGATATCTTCCTAACGTTGTCTCCGTCAGAAGTGCGGCTCCATTCTTGGCCTTCCTTGTCCACTATAAAGGCAAATGAGTTTTCGAAAACATCACCTCTTTCAATCATCTTGTATAGGTCTATTGCCCCAGATGTATCATTAAGAATAGCTTTAAATCTTAGTCCTATTTCATTATCCTCAAGGATTAATGTATTATTGGTAGTCCTGGCGAATACCTTATCTCTATTGTGGTTAAATGTGAAATAAACATCATCATTTAGCCTATCCCTAAAAGCACCTTGAATCAGTATTTCAGTGAAGTATCGGTTATTTTCTGCAAGTAATCTTGATTGGGTATTATACTTTGCAGCATACCCTTCAATTATCATTTTATTGTCTTCGGAATATGCTCTAAGCTCTGTTGTATCAGGATTTAAATATCTTTGCTCAATCATTTGAAGTATTTATTTTTATATATATCTATTCTTCCAAACCTGTTTGTTGGGGCTTTTTATCATTATATTTCTCGACACTCATTAGATTTGTCATTACGAAATGTTGATCCCCAGCTGGACCATATGCTGGGTAGCCCTCATACTTGCAAATCTGATTAGGTGTCATAGCCCCTACTGAGAAAAGGGTTTTATAGTTTTCCATTCTTGATCTGCTGTCTGTTTCGACAAGAGCATTCGCATTAAACTCAATAGATAATCCGGCCTTTCTTTCCTCAACAGTAATAAGCTTGTTCTCCATTTCCTGCCTGTACATTCTGAGAATAGGCCTTATTGTGGAAATTTTATAGTTAAGCTGAAGCTGTTCAAGGTTATTGAACTTGGAGCTTTCAAAATTACCTACAAGGTGAGGAGGTATTTTATAAAGTGAAGAAATCTGATCAGCATTGAATTTAATGGTGGAGATGAACTGAGCATCAGCAAAATTCAAAGTGACATCAGAGAGTTTTGTAAATGGAGGAAGTGTAATAATCTTACCAGCATTTCTTGTTCCTACATACTTTTCATTAAAATCAGAGATTTTTTCTTGCCATTCTTTTGGATTAATACCCTCGGGAATAAGTGTCTCTAGAACTTTTGGGGAAGTAGCATTATTTGCATAGAAGTTATCAATGGTTGTGAAAGCCTTGTGAGTGACACTCAGATTAAGCCTTAGCTTTTCGATAGGATTAATTCCCCAAACACCATCATCACTAATTGATTTAAAGTGAAGTATTTCAGAGGCATTTATTACAGTCTCCTTATCTCCATCATCATACTTATAGTATAATTCATTGTTCTTTATGGAGTAGCCAGTAATATATGACGGGGGTACAATAGATAAGCTACTGACAAAGCCTTTACCATCTCTGTGTATTTGTGCGAAACTGTTACCTTTGATATTTCGGATATACTCAAGCGTACTGAAAAATGCCTGAGAGGTGGTATAATTATTAGGTCCATAATGAAGTAGGCTATATCTATAATCATCCCTTGAAATGGTTTTGCCTCCGGATTCATCATTCATATAGATGTTAAGAGGTAGGCTTCCTATATCCTCAGCTAATATCTTAGCACAGGTATAAACAGTAGCAATATTTTCAGCAGCTGAATCATCAAATGAATTTTCAACCCCTAATTCTATTTCCTTAAATTTTTTGGCAACGTCCTTTGGTTCTCGTATATAAATCTTTCTTAATACGCTTGAAAAAATCGACATTTTCTATTTGATTATTTTTATATATATCCGCTGATTTTAAATGCTTTTCATAAATAAGGCGGCCTTATTAGCATTTATTCCCAGATATCCATTAAAAGCATTAAGGAGAGAGATTACACCGTCAATAGAATCCTTACTTAAATTCTTGGCGGGCCTTATATTCCCGTTAAACTTATCCCTGGCTTTTACCACATTTAAGAAGTTCCACATCATACATTTGTTGGGGTATACAATGACCTGTTCGTTATAGAAAATGATTTCTGTAAACCTCATCGGCCAATCAAAGTTTTTATAGCCAGGTACAACAGGGACACACCATATTGATTGCTGACCGTCAGGCGATGCCAATGAGGCTCCTTTGCTTGTGGATGGCACATTAAGAATATTTCGGAAATGCCAGGGATCGAAGTATAGTCCTCTTACATCATAGGACCCAGCGAAGTTAAAGAGGTATTCTTTTATCAGGTCAAAGTCTATCGTAGGAGTGTGGCACTCTATAATATATCCTTCTCTTATCCATTGAATAATATTTACTCCTCCTCTCCTTAGAGCATTATTCTCTCCTTTCACAAAGAAGAAGTAGGGTTTGACATAGAATTTGTCACCTCCATCGAATAATAGTACAATTGAAGTAAGGTCCCTTGTTTCTGATAAGTCAACCCCGATATAGCAAGGCAATCCCTTAATTACATCTTCATCAAATAACTGGAAGTTTGGAAGCAGCACATTTGATGGAATCCATTCCCCGTGTTCCTCAAGGAATAGGTTAAATCTCTTTGTTATGAAATCCTCTAATAGGTCAGGAATTGATTTGTTTGTATTATACTGATCCCTGAATAATTGTAGGTCAAGTATTGTTCCGAGGCCAGGATTTGCTTTAATCCAAACTCTTTCATCCTCTATATCATCTCCTTCCTCAAGTTCATAGAGCAAATAAAAGAACCTGTCATCCTCACTTATGCCCCTTAGAACATTACGACCAGCCTCTACCAGTTTAGCACAGAAACTATCCCTTCCAAATCCTGCTGTTGAAATAAGAAATAGCATCGGATTCTTTTTTGTTCCAAGAGCATTTTTGATAACATTGAATTTCTGAGCATCCTTATAAGTATGGATTTCATCAATGATTGCTGAAGTAGGGTTTAACCCTTCAAGTTTGTTTGGCAGAGCGGGAACTGTCTTTGACCAGCCATATCGCTTCTTGTCCCTGAATACTACTTTATTGGATTCCTGAATTTCAAGCCTCTTCTTTAAAGCAGGGGAACTCATTATAAGTTCCCTTAATGCCTTAAATGAAGTATCGTTTGCTTGTTCCTGAGTGCTTGCTATTAGAACTGATTGAGGAAAATTCACGCCATCTGCAAGCATAAAGTATAGCTGAAGGGCAGCAGCAAAACTCGTTTTACCATTCTTTCGACCTATGAACAGGAATGCATAGATATACTTCCTTATATCAGTACCCTTGTAGTAGAGCCCGAATAGAGCTAATATGATAAATGCCTGAAATGGTTGAAGAATAAAAGGAACCCCATCATCAAGAGACAAGTAAGAGAAGAATTTAAATACCTTTTCAACCTCATCAGGCCTCCATTCCAGATCATCTCTTTGCAAATCTAGCTCGTGCCTTTTAACAGCAAGTCGAATATTCTCATTGGTAATTATTGTGCCATTCTCAACACCATCGCAGTAATCTCTTGCAGCCTCCCAGCAATTACGGATATACTCATCCTTATGGCTAGAAGTCCTTGTCAAAGTCATCTTCTTCTTTTGCTTCGATTAGTTTAAGCTTCAGGCGATCAGCTCTATTGATTCCCAGCTTAGATGAACACTGATGAATGTTCCTCTGAAACATCTGGTAAGCACTAATAAGAGGGTTTACCCTTGTTATAGTCAGGCCGGGTTTATAGATATATTCCTGAGATATTCCCGTCGCTTTTATCTCCTCCAGAGTTTGGAGAGATAGTTCAATATTTGAGATTAGCTCGTCAACAAAGAAATCATCGACATCCGGCGAATAATTTCCTTTTTCTTCTAAGTGCGAAATAACCTTTTCCCTTAATGAATTCATAAAGTGAATTTATTTTCACTTTATATATTCATCTCTAGTATACAAACAATTACCTTTATAGTGTAAATCTTCAAACTGGCAATGATGATTGTAAAATCCAAAGAATTTTTTGAATCTGAATTGGAAAGAATTTTAAATATCCATTTTGATGCTAAGTATTACTTCAGAGATGTTCAATATCTCAATAATCCTGAAACGCCCGAAGAAAAAGAAGCCTTTTTTGAAAATTTCTTCCTCAGGCGCCTAGAAAAAGCATTTTGGAGGCTTGGTATTATTGAGATTGCAAAGCTCTTTATAAAATCAAATAATCATCATTATAATCTGATTGACTATATAAGTAATCTTGATACTAACTATAATATATATAAATGGTTATCCGACTTGCCTCAAGACAAACTTAGTGAATGGTTAGGCTTGCTTAATTCTCAAAAGATCAAATCAATAAGAGATAGAATTAGTATTCAAAGGAATAAGTATTTTGCTCATACAGATAGAAGTCCCAAAACCACTCTAAATAAAGCCATTATCAGTATTGAAGAGATAAATAAACTTATCAACCTTACTGAATCAATAATGTTTGATTTAAAAGTTTATTGTTTCCAAACTCACTCAGATTTCGAAGTAACAGGGCTTGAACGGGCAGGAAGTATTCTTTTGGCTTTTAATGCTCTGAAAGAGAAAAGGCAAGCCAAAATTACAAAGGAATGGGATGAATATGTCAAGGAAAGGAACAAAAGAAGTAACCATTAAAATGAAAGGAGGCGGGGGATCAAGAAGTTACCTTTTGAGAAACCTGAGTTTGGGGACGATTAGGATTGGGATTCGAAATTATCATTTGGACCGGCCAATCCCTAAATACGATGATTCATTTAACGAATTTTAATGTTTTTTATTGTCGTATTGTATTGAATATATGTATTTTAGCGTCGGCAAGAATTTTGTATATAAAATGAGTAATTGGTATTATTATAAAATATAATATGGATTGAGAAGAAATGGAATAGATCTTCTAACTTAGAGGTTTCAAAAACCAATAAGTTATGGATTACAAGAGAATACTTCCAGAGAGGATAGTTAATAACTATGAAATCTATGATTATAAGCACGCCCTTACAATACTTAAATATGATTTTAACGAACAGTATTACGACTTGATACGAGCATTAGGAAGTTTTGAGCTGTCAGTTGATGATATAATAAAACCTGGTGGAAATGAAAGCGATATCCCCAAAAAGATATCAGGTGTTTTACGACCGCTTGGGTGGGTTGAAGATACCTTGCATTCTCAAAGGGTGGTGGATGGAGAGCCTGTTAACGAAGATACACATAAGATTGATTATGTAAAGGGAAGGGTTGCTTTTGATCTAGAATGGAATAGCAAGGATCAAACATTTGATAGGGATCTTTATGCATTCAGAACATTTTGGGATTATAATAGAATAAGTTTAGGTGTTCTGCTTACAAGGAGTACAAGTTTGCACGAAAAATTTAAAACACTGGGTAATTATACAGATAAACACGGTAGAACAAGTGCCATTTTTAAGAAGTATGGGGCGAGTACAACACATATCAATAAACTATTACCAAGGCTAGATGCTGGGAGAAATGGTGGATGTCCAGTTCTTGTATTTGGTATAACAGAGAAATTAATAACTAATGGCTAAAAAATTATCAGCAGCAGAGGATTTTAAAAAATTCATTGGGGACAAGAAGTTTGCAACAATTTTAGCCGACCCGCCGTGGCAATTTCAGAACAGGACTGGGAAAATGGCCCCAGAACATAAAAGATTATCCCGGTACCCAACATTATCTCTCGACGAAATAAAAGCTCTACCTATCAAGGATTATCTTGAAGATACAGCACACTTATATTTATGGGTGCCTAATGCCTTGCTATATGATGGTTTGCAGGTCCTTGAAGCCTGGGGGTTTACCTATAAATCTAATTTGATTTGGTATAAAGTTAGAAAGGATGGAGGTCCTGATAGAAGGGGGGTTGGTTTCTATTTCAGAAACGTTACCGAAATCATACTTTTTGGTGTGAAGGGAAAGAACCCTAGAACTCTACAGCCCGGACGAACCCAAGAAAATATCATTGTTACTCAGAAAAGAGAACATAGTAGAAAACCAGATGAACAATATAAGCTCATTGAATCTTGCAGTAAAGGCCCTTATCTTGAATTATTTGCACGAGGGGAAAGAAAGAACTGGACTGTATGGGGAAATCAAGCAGATTCAGATTATGAGCCCAACTGGGAAACCTATAAGAACCATTCTCAAGCACACAAATTAAGAAAAAATAAATAGTTACTAATCTGGTTGAATTATAAATTGCTCATTTCTCGGAATAACCTGCATTACATTCAGGATTTCGTATTTACTATCAAGATAGGCACCAGTCTCAATATCTAATTTCTGTATTGTTTTTAACCTACATCTCAATCTATCACCATTCCCGAATTTTTCCCCCTCTTTTACCCTCCGAAGAAAATCATTATCACTTATTGAAACAGAATGCAATATCTTTCCTTCAAAAATAAAATCCCATCTTGATTTCTTCTCTGGATTAACATCGAACTTCTTAATATATAGTACTGCATCCTCCCGTATGTCTTCATTAAGCTCCTTACTTATATAAGCATTTGTAGTAGAAAGATATTTGAATTCATCCCTGGGAATATCAAGGATTCTTGTACTGTTTTTCTTTTCAATTACCTGAATACCTTCAATTTCATTATCCTTTATAAGGATCTGTCCATTTTTGTATAAAGCTCTATGAATTGTGTAATTTGTCTGGTAGAGATTAAAAGCTTCTTTATCAACGATTATAATGTTATTATCACCCGGGACATTAATTGCTAATTCAACTTTGTTTGTCTCTATATCAGTTACTTTGTCCGGTTTTTTATCGCCCAATATTTTCTTAATGTCAAGATAAAGCTTCAGAATTTTAAAGATTTCCTTGATATATTCTCTATTCTCAAATATTAATGTTCCGGTGACAATTGAAACCTCAATAATCTGATTGATATCAAATGATCCCTTCTCAAAACTCTGTACCCTTATTTTTAAATCTATATCAGGAAATAACTGATTTTTTATTTCATTAAGGATATAAGAATATTGTAACTGGGAATTCACCAGAGTATTTATATCAATAGCTTCTATATCGCCCTGATATTTAAACTCAAAAAATTCTTTTTGTGTGGCCATTTTCTTAAGAGGAATTGTATTGCAATGTTAAATTTATGAAGATTTGTTCAGTTAATAGATCAAAAGTATTAAGTTTTAATGATTTTATTTGATAAAACGAGTTCTTCCTACCATCTCTCCATAATTTTTCGAGTTTCAAGTTAAATAGGCTGATTTATCTGGTTTAATCCATAATAGGCCTTCCCGGTTGATTAGGGGCTTAAAAAAGATGAATTTTTTTATTATTATCTTTGTAGGAATCAATAATATAAATATGGCAAAGAGAGTGTATTTAAGAGATTATCCTACGCAAATCGAGCCCAAAATATTTAACGGTTGGGGCTTTGATCCTAAAATGATTCCTGTTTATCGCAAAGAGATTATTGAATTCTTTGAAAAACTTGATCTTCAAACAGAAAGAAGATCAATTGACGCTAATGAATATATTGATGGTGCTTTTAAAGATAAGGATGGGAGAATGGTTCATTTAAGATTCTTTCTAAATGGATGCTATAGAAATATTGTAATTGAAGGAGACCCATATTGCCGGGATATTAGAAGATTTAAAACATTATATCGAGAATCCCCCTTTATTAATACAAGATTTTAATTCTATTTGTTTTTATAAGCATTATTTATATACTGGATACACCTCGGGCTTTATATCCCAAGAAGATAGAATTTTAAAACCTATTAAAGAATATAAATTCTTTTAATTATCTAATTCTATTCTTAAGATATGGATAAGAACTCAGAAGATACTCTCTTCATTTGGTGTCTTACCCCGAGCCGATTTGGGTCTCGATGACGTCCCTAACGCCGATGCCTTTTTGATTACTCATTTAAGAGCTTCTTGGTCTCCCGTTGTCAGCCCGTACGACAGAGCGGGAACTTGAGGATTTCTCCCCCTATTTAGGCAACCCCTCACGACTGGATTCCTTTCATTACTTCCGAAATAGGAATTTCTCTCCTTTACAAGAGATATTATCTGAAATATGGTATGGGTATTGATCTTTCCGTTTAACCGGTCTCACCAGAAATCCTATGATCAGTTTTACTCTCGACCTATCTCTTTTCATTACTCTAAAGAACCCTGAGGCTTCTTCCAAAAGGTTTTTCCTAACCTCTTTCCTCATTGGTCATTTCCACATCGACCAGAATTGTTAGTCTATTTTAGTACATCTTAGTGCCCAAATTTCAATGGACATTTCATAAGAATCTCCATAAATCCCAGGCCTTTTACTCTTTAAGTCTATTTTACACGCCTTCTTAGGTATCCACCTCTCTCTAAAGGAAAGGCTCTTAAGTAAATAAGCTTTTTCAGTCTCTTTAAGTAAATATAATCTCATAACTCTTTCTTTCCTACTATATATATCATCGAAAAAAATGTAAGAATTGCAAACTTTTTTCTCCCGCCTCCTATAAGTAGAAACATTAAGTATTATTAATAATTTAAAATGAAAAATTATGAAAATTAGAATTAGAGGAATTAAGTATGTAGAAATAGAGGATCTATTTCGTTTATTTTTGGATGATATTTGTAGAGCATATCTTAGTAGAAAAATATATGAGTTCCCTGAAATAAATCCTTGCCTTGATACAGAAGATGATGTTTATTATATAGATATTGATTTTATCGATCCCTCAGATGAATGGGCCTTCAAGCCTGTCATAGACGATCTTAAAACATATTTAAGCAGATCGGAGTATTTTAAGGACTTAGATGTTAGAATTACAATGTTAAACGAGCAACCAAAAGAAGAAATTTTTCGTTTAAACCAAGATGAAACTGATGATCTTCAATTTTAAATACAAGCTGATATTATCAAGAATAAACATTCTATCATAATTCAAAAAATTTATTATCACGGGAAAGAATATTATGTGAACAAAGAAAGATGGGAATCTATAATTAGAAACTTAAAAATATTTTACTATGGAAACATCAGATGCAATACAAGCTTTGCAAGAAGTTGAAAAGGAAGAACTTATTGAAGCAATTTGTGAAGTAATTCACTATTCGGAAATAATTGCTGAAAATCCGGTTTCAGCTGATTCTCTAATTGAGGAAATCTTAAAATATTATCGAGAGTATTATGGACTTGAGATGACAGATGATTCCGATATGAGAAAGATGTACAATTTATACCTGGCCAATAAAGAATAGAATATGGATTTTCAAAGGGGTGAAGATATTAAAGCTACCCTTCAAATAGGTGAATATGCGTTAATGAGGGATCGCATCATTAAGGCTATGCAAGAAGATAAAAGATATATTGATGATGCTGGATACAATGACATTATGTTATACTCGTATTCTTTATACTATGGGGATTTGAAGATGTTTAAGTTTATGGTTGACAATGGTGGGATGGACGATTATTGGATAAATGATACTTATGTAAAATTAGAAATATGTTATCCAATAGTTAAAAACAAATTGAAGCCCTTTAATATAAGGTATGCTGAAAAGAAACTAAGATATCTTTTGTCTAAGGGGATATTGCCACCTGATGATTTGAAAGGAAAATTCACAAATAAGGAACTTATTAAAATACTAAATGAGTATAATTTTAAAAATAATGCAATATGAGTTTTAAAAGAGGAATTGACATAAAGCAAGCATTGGGTCTTGGTGTTATTGAAAGATTAAAAAAGCTTGCAGATTTTGACAAAGAATTTCTTAGAATGATAGTTAATGGAAAATTGGATTCCAGTGATAAAGAGGAATTCCAGCCAAATGATTTTCACTATCTCAAATATTATTATTATAAAGGCAAAAAAAAGGACTTTGATATATTCCTGACCTATGTGATCAATAGAGGAGAGTATGACGAAGAAATAAAATATCTCTTTTATGAAGCATTTCTAAGAGAAATGCAATGGAAGTTGCCCTGGACCAAACCTGAAAGGAATTTACATAAGGTTAATTCTATTATTTCTGCTGGAGGCAAGGCATATCTTGATTTCTATCAGAAGCTGCTCAAGGAAGATATTGAAGCATTGGAATACACTATAAGGAGAGAGCCATACAGAAAATATCTAGATGTTGGATCAAAAAGAGGCTAAGAAACTACTTTTATATTTACATTTCCTTTTAAAGCAATTTTGGCCCTTATTAGTTAAATTTTTTTGCATTAAATATCAGCGCCTTAAGAAAATAATGTAAATTTATTTGCATTTTATTATTAAAATATTTGCAAATAAGAAAATATTAACTATCTTTGTATAGTAAGAAATGAAAAAAGTATGAGTAGAGAAGATATAAAAATAGGTATGATTGAGGTATTAAAGAAGATGGTTGAGGAGTATAGGAGTAAAGGCTCCATTTCTAGCTTGTCCAAATATAATACTGGGGAAGTGTCCTACGGGTATCTTCGGAAAATTCCAGAATCCGGTGTTATAACCAAAACTTCAAAAAGCAAAAAGGCTTCTTCTTTCAGATGGAATGAAAATCCTAATCCTTCCGAAAGAGAGTTAGAAGCTTTGGCTACGAGAGTGGTTACCTATTCGCCAACAAATTATAATCTTACTAATAATGAAGAGGATGGCTCATTTATGGGGTTTAATAGAGGCGAGCCAGATATAAAAAAGGCCCTCAATATTGGGGTAGGACGAACTAGCGAAAACCCTTCAGGAAGAAAACTATATAGTGTGGATGATATTGTCGAACTTACAATGATCTTAAAAAAGTATGAGATAAGGGAAGACCTTATTCCCATTATAGTTAAAGATATTATCAAACTCTAAATCCAAAACTTATGAATTCAATAAGAGTCCCTGTTAGATTTGCTGTGCCTAAAAATATTTAATATTAAATTATAAACAATTAAAAATAGAAATAAATGAAAAGAATTATTGATCCAGAAGAAGTAATCACTAAGATCGAATCCAAGTATGATGATCTTATTGGAGAGGGATTTTTGTATAACCTTATGAATGACATAGAGGATTATATAGCTAATAATATTGCCCCCTATTTTGGTGAGCTCTCTATAGTAGAATATGATGATGAATTAGATTTCCCCTATTTTAAGTTTGAGATTGGAGAAAATGATAAAGTAGAATCAATTCTGTTAGTTTATCTAGATGTGAGCTGGGAGAGAGCAATAGGTTATTCCTGGTACTTGGAGGATGAAATTTCTGAAGAGGCTCTTCCTTCGGAATGGATGAAAGATTTTGAAAAATATGTTAAGCTTCTAGGGATGAAAGTTTATCATCCTATTAGTTGACAATCACCTTAAACTTTAATATATGGAATACATTAGAGCTCCTGATAGGTTTGTTGTGCCCAAGAATATTTAATATTAAATCATAAATAATTAAAGATAAAAGATTATGAAAAAAACGAAAATGATAGTGGTTGAAGTGAAAATTAGACCGAAAAACGAAAATGAACTACACTTAATAGAAGCCTATAATAGGCTTGTTGAAAGAGGAGAAATTAAGCCAGTAAATGGGGAGGATTTAATCCCAGAAATTAAAGAGCTTAGGGAAAATATGGAAATGACAAATTTTAAAAGATGTCAGGACCCAATTAAAGCCCTTAATATTGGGCAGCATAAGCTAAAGTATGATAGCTTGTATGAAGAATTCTATAGTAATCCGAAGAATAATTTTAATGATGGCGTCCCAGTGTATGATCGAGATAATAACCCTTATCCCCACAGGCTTCTCTTTCAGTCTGTTCTCTATTATGGTAAGCTGAGTGATTGGAAATTCATTGTCGATGACCTACTCCATACATTTCTGAAAACGGAGATATCCCTATTATTCGGCAATTTCCTTATTTGCTGGC